GTGGTGCTGGAGGATGAATGCGTTCGGCATGAATTCCTTGACGGCGTCTATACATTCCGAGCATAGCTCGATAGGCTGGAACTCGTCATCCCCGACGTACTCGCCATTTTTGGTGTACTGGAGTCTTGCGACTCGAAGGACGAAGGTTGTGTTGATGCATTGCTTATCGCATACGTCGCAGAAGGTTTTCTTCATTTCAGTGTGTCGCTACCCATTCTGCTATGTCCTTCCGGAGTCGGAGCCAGAGCTGGTACAGGTCGCGTACCCGCTCGCCGGGTACGTCCCTATCCCTATTATACGGCTGTTCGCGGAGATATACCTTATTGATTCCGTTATTTATCGCGTCAGCGGTCTGTTCCGGAAGGTCATCGACCGCCGCTACGATACGGTCAAGACCTACCTGTCGTACGAGATCCTGGTACTTGGTCAGGAAGATGCCGCCGCCAAAGTCTACTCCTTCAAAGATGACGGCGTCGTACTCGATGTTGTTCCGGCGTAGCCATTCCCGCGTATCGGGGTCGATGTTGTCGAGCCGCAGGTACGGGCGCGTAGTACAGATCCAGACTTCAACCCCTTCCGCGCGGACGTTGTGTGTGAGCTCGGCGGCGTAGTCGTACACAGGCATGAAGCGCTTCAGTCCGCCCTGCCGGTAGGCGAGCTTACACTCGCGGTAGATGTGGTGAGGTACGCCCATGAACTGACTGAGCGGTAGGCCGGGGTTGATCTTGGATGAGTCTGGCATATCCTGGCCGAGCCAGTGTTCTGCGAACCACAGGAAGTGCTGATGGTAATTGCCTAGGGTACCATCGATGTCGAGCGCGACGACTGGCTTATCCCCGCCGCTACGGAAAATGCCTGATTCGAACATTTCCTTGATCTCAGGTCCTGTCATGAATCGGCTCACTTGATAGTCATCTTGGCCGCGTCCGATAGGATGAGGTCGTATGCGGCGTTCATGTTGATGTCTTCGGCATGAGAGAACCTAGAGGCGATGTGGATGACCTTGCCGAAGATCTTGTACTGGTGTACGTGGTAGGCCATCTGATGTAGATCTATCGGCCGGTCTAGTTCATGTATGCCGGTATCGATGACGTCGTACGCGACGACGCGAATGCCTGTGATGTCATGTATCTGTCCACGAGCCGGGCCGTCGATGAACAGGGTGTTCGTCATTTCAGGATCTCCATCACTTCCGGATAAGCTTTGTGAACGAGATAGCTCTTTTCCCATTTGCCGTACCGGCCGATCCGGGAAATCTCAGGATGACACGTACAGTCGGTACTGAGAGGCTTAGCGACAGCAGCTAGCGATTCGCCATTGCTAGGACGTTGTGACCATTCAGTTGTCCGGTAGCCGAAGACGCATGCGCTACGGTACCAGGTATGTTCGTCGGTTCCGTCACAGACAATAGTGTCATCGACACTATTCTCTTGTGTCATACTCCCGGTCGCGTATATGACGTGATGCCTGAAGATATGACGTCGATCGCTACATAGTGCGGGTGCGGGAATGGTTGAGATCATCACGCTAGGGTTGGCGCGGCGTACCTCGGTCGGTAGCTCGCCATCTGAGATGGTTGGAGCTATAAGGAACTGTACTTGGCCGGGGGTCTCGTGAAGATGCATCCACATCGCCGAGTACGTCATCCTGATATCCCAGGCTTCATGTTCTCCGACAAAGTCTTCGGGCGAGACCTTGCCCATCCAGCCGTCGCCGTACACCTTGTAACGGTACTGTTCTGGCGTACCGCGCAAGGTGTAGTTGACTACGGTATGTGGCACTTGTTCGTATCCGGGGACCGGGGCATGGAGGTACTGACATCCATACTGTCGACTACGGCGGTCAGTATTGCTAACGAGCATGACGGTAAGGCCGGACCTGACGACAGCCGTAGCTGCCGCCAGACCGGACGGTCCGCAGCCCAGGATGACTACGTCAACCGACATAATATGAATCTTCCATACTCATCTCGTTCCCTCCTGAACGCTGCTTCTCTTCTCATTGGCGCTATTCTCTTTTGTGATGCGGACATCTTGCTTTTTATTCCATCGAGTCCGTTGTGTCTTTTTGTCTCCCATCCCTTCCGGTATATATCATCATAAAGGCGATGACATTTTACGCACATAGGCTGATAGTTGTTTATGTCTAGTTCATCAGTGTCGTGAACGTGAGCCCATTCCTTGGCATTTTGGCCGCATGTACTACACGCGTACTTTTTGGCCTTTCCGCGTTCACGACTAATTCTTTGATGTATACCGTTGTATGTGACGTTATCTTTGTATCGTTCTGGGTGGTTGTTATACTCCTTCATCTTAGCCGATGTTGAATATGCGCTGATACAGCAGTTCCTGCTTGTGGAGTAGTATTTGGCGAACTTCGGAGGTATTCTTCTTGAAGTGCTGCATCGCAAGGATGGCTGTGAGTGCCTGGTCGGCTAGCTCGTCGAGACGTTCCTCTGGCGTCGCGTATACGCCCTTGCGTGGGTTCTGGCCGGTAACGCCGATCTGGGCATCTACTGCCTCGCCTAGCTCCTCGATGCCCTTGGAAATCCGTGCCCAGTCCTGAGCCAGGGGCTGGTCCTTGTATTCCTGGCTGACGTTCTCGTCGAGCCATTCATCGACACGGTGGATGATCTGCCAGTCGATCGAATCCTCAAGATAGCTCATCCTGTGATCCTCGTGATTCGGGGGTTGGCGCGGGTTAGCGTGTAGCCTGGGATCTGCCGGTAGCAGACTGTGCTGTTGAAGCTCTGGTAGAACGTGAACTGGTGGAGCGGCGCGGGCGGCGGCCCGAACGCCTCGGCGATTGCCTCCTGGGTGCTGTGGTCCGAGTACTCAGAAGTCACGGTACGGTCGAAGTGCCATCCTTGGTTGCGGTCGGTAATCCCGATCGCGTACCTGGTACCGCCAAGGTACCTGATGTGTACCGAGACGTAGTCTCCCTGGCGAGCTACTTCTGGCACCGCAACATAAGGGTTCGGCCAGGCCTGAGTCCATACCTTGTACGTAGTATGGCCGTAGCGTTCTGTAGCAGTGAATCCCGCGCGCTCCCTGCCATGATGCCCGAGACCGGCCCATATTGAAGTTGCTGTTGTTCTGGAACCGGTACTGGCCGACCCGAATAGCCACCAGGCGGTAGTCATTACGGATGTCGGCCCGGCCGCGCATCCCTCCCAGCCTAGGACTGATGTTGTTGGAGTTCCCGTGAATGCGGTTGCTGCCATTACCGCTGTTATTGCTGCTGATACTATCATGGCCATTCTCCGGACCAAACGGCCCGGAGGAATTCCGCATGGGTTTCCCTCCGGAGCCGTTCAATCTCTGCCGCTAGGTTCCTGGCGATGGGGTTAAAATGGAGGCTCGTTGTCGTCGCCGCCGCCACGGGCACGACCCCGGCCGCGAGCTGGCGCGGGTTTTGCTGCGGCGGGCTTCGCAGTCGCTCTGGCGCCGCGCTGGCCACGGGCCGGAGCGGGCTTCTCCGGCTCTTTCGACGCCGCGCGGGTACGGGTACCCCGAGCCGGGGCAGCGGGCTTCTCCGGGGCGCTACGGGCGCTGGCACGGCCCCTTCCGCGCGACGGGGCCGGTTCCGGTTCCGGCTCCTCCTCAGGCTCCTCCTCAGGCTCCTCCTCAGGCTCCTCCTCTTCGTCTACTGGTTCTTCGTCGGACTCCTCCCATGGGAGCCATTCCTTCACGGCGGGCTTGTACTCGCCGTTGTAGCGCTCCCGGTCGGTGATGATGCGGCCCCAGGCCTCATCATTCTCCTCGCCCGGATGGAAGGTGCCGATTGAATTGATGGGCGCGCCGTTCTGGTCGTCCTTGTCGGCTACGTCCGTCTTCGTCTTGACGTCCTTGAGCGTGATCCCGTAGTTGTCGAGGAACGGGGCCCAGCGGAACTTGGCGCCGCCGATCAGCGCGTAGTTGAGCCAGAACGGGCAGCCGTTGAATTCCTCTTCATCGCCATCGTTCTCGGCGGCGAGCCAGAGGATCTTGAGCATCGGGTCGCCGTTCTGCGTTCGCGTCCACCACATCTTGCGAACGAAGCCGGACAGCTCGGTGTCCTTTGGCGGGACTTCGCCATCGTAGGTGTCGAACGTCTCGGTTGAGTACTCGATCGCATCGAGTTCATCAACGTCGAGGTCTTCCGTGTCCTCTTTGCGGAGGCGTACCATCAGTTTCCCTTTTCGTGATCGTGATCTAGATATTGTTGATGGAGGCGGTGATCTGCTGTGTGTTCTCCCTTCGTGATATACAGCAGTAGGTTGTGCCGCTTAATGACGTGTTTCTTGAGCCAGTCAGCGGACTGAGTGTCTGGGTCGACCAGTAGATCTGGTTGTGCGGCGGGATACGGTTTCTGTCTGCGTGTCGGAGGAATCGCTTGCTCCTATCGCCTTTTCGATTGCCTGGATCATCTTGGACATCTCGAAGAAACTGCCTTCTTCGACGTCCCAGAACTTACCTAGTGCGATATACCGGTCCTTGGCGTACCAGGGCGGCATCGGCTGGCACAGAGCGCGTCGGAGAATAGCGCCACGCATTTCCCGGGATTCCCGCGCCACCGCATAGTAGAGTGCGACGGAGAACTGGGCGCTGACGTAGTCGGAGATCTCGCCTTTCTTGCCCAGGAGATGAGGGATGATACGCTCCTCACCCTCGGCATCGTCGGCGGTCATACTGGTGGTGATGAAGATGACGTTGAACTTCCCGTCGATCAGGCGATCAGTCCAGCGCTTGAAGCCGTTCTGGTACTTCTGGTGGTTCTGGATCGCAGGGATGTCGAGGTCGCGCTGCGGATTGATCTCGTTCTCGCGCTGGAGAATCCAGCGCATGTACATCTCCTGCATCTTGGTGCCGGAGTCGACCACGAGCCAGTCGTCGATTGTGAATTCAGCTTCTGCCTTCTTAACCCCGGCGATCGCATGTTCCCAAGACGGGCAGCGCCACAGCTTGGCCTGGCTGCCTACCGCGCGGGCGCTGGCGATCCCTTCCGTCTCGGTCGAGAGGAACGTCACGTTGCGGGAACCGTCCGCCGCGCCGCCTGCTAGAAGGGTCTTACCGTGTCCGGATGGGCCGTGAATTAGAATGTTGATCGCGGCGCTCTGTCCGGAACTTGAAAGATCTTCTTCTTTGATTTCGACATCCGCTTCCATCATGGAGAGCGGTGCTTCTCGTGACTGCTTAGCCGACTGGCGCGGAATTCCTCGGGCACCGCGCAGGCCCCGTGTAGGCGGCATTAGATAGCACTCTTCCTCATATCTGCGTAGGGATCTGCTTGCCGGTAGTTGTTCTTGAGAACTTCATAGAAGGCATGTTCGTTACCGCGCTCGTGAAGTCCACATGGAATCCAGAAAGGACAACGAGGGCAGTCCTTCGTCGGCGTCTTGGTTATAGGGATTTGCCTTGTGCGTACCGCATTCATCACGGTCACTTCGTCAGCTATTCGCATCAGCTGGGTATTCTGTTCTTTTGGACTACGTTCCTTCAGCTCCCGCACGAACGGGAGCGGCGGCTGCTTCTTGGAGATGGAACCGTCCTTGTTAAGATAGTTGCCATCGCTGTCCTGCGGTCGGTCATCGCCTTTTGTTTTCCTGAGGAAATTGTAGATGATTCCCTCGATATGCTCACTCGCTTTCAGAATGCCATTCGCCTGAAGGGCTTGTGACGCGACCGCCCAGTAGGAACCGGCCTGATCGTCTAGCTCCAGGTAGGCGGTTGCGATCTGTGCCGCGGTCTTGTTTTCAAGCAGGTAGATAAGTCCGTCTTCAAGATTGCGAAGAACGCCATCCCATCGCGAAGCGAAGTGAGCAATAGGCTTGCCATGTCGCATGATGCGAACCTTGAATGGTTGCTCTACGGAGATGATCTCCCATTGTTCATCGGCGCCATAGTACTCGATATATTCCTCAAGCATGGCGTAGCCGAGTTCGCGAGCGTCAACCCATACCGGCTCATCGAATGTCTCATCAAAGTATGTTTTGGCGAAACCAATCTCGTCGCCTACCCAGTCATCCCAGAAGTCGGCTGGGTGTATTCCTCGTTTTGTCCCTCGCTTATACCATTGTGCTAGGGCTTCGTGGACACCAATGCCGAACCATAGAGCGTCGGCTTGCGGGCTTCGCTGCTTATAGCCCATACGGTACTCAAGCCACCACCTGAATACGCAACGCTTGAAGGTGGCGCGTTCGCTAGTCCGAAGTATTGGTAGATTGTCCACGATCCCTCCTAACGCCTTCAGGGTCCCAGACGGCCGTTCGACACGGGAGACCAAATGCCGTCTGGGACGCTCAGGGCGCAGGTTGGGCCAGGCCCGGCCTTCAACCCTGGGCGGGGAAGAGGAGACCGGGCCTGACGTCTAGTAGGGTGCCTCCGCACCGGCCTTGGCCGGCGTACGGCCCCTGCGTCGTGCGGGAGCTGGCGGCGGTGCCGCAGCGGCAGCGGCGGCGGCCTTGGATGCGTTCGACGGTCGACCGCGCTTCCTTGGTGCCGGCTCTGGCTCGGGTTCGGGTTCAACTTCGTCCTGGCGGCCAGCGCGGCGCGCTTCCCGGCGGGTGATGTTGAAGTCGGACTTCTGGAAATGCGGATACAGGGATGAGCCGAGAACCAGGAGCTTGTCCACCGGGACATCCTCCAGCGCGGCGACGTTGTCCTCGAACCACGTCACGTAGTCGGTCATCGTTGGCGACAGATCCTTGTCCAGATACTTCTGGTAGTCGATCTGGCCATTCTCTTCCGGCTCTGGTGCCGGAGGCGGCGCTGTCTGGGTGGACCTACGTCCCCTGGCAGGCGGCATATGCGTGTCCTCTCGTTCGGACTTCGCTGAGGGGGTTCCCTTACTCTCCCGAGTATACGCCATCCGGCGAGTGGGCGCTACCCCCTTTCTAGATTTTTCTCGATGATCTTCGAGCGTGAACCGGCCGCGTCCGAGGTAACGCAGGGTAATGAATCCAGCCGAATTCGGTACCTTCCATTCCTTGTTTGGACGGCGCTTATCCATGGCTGTATAGTTAAGCGCTAGGTAGGCGTTATCCTCGCTGTAGCCGTACTCATTCATCAGTTCGGCAGCGATCGTCCTAACTCCGCGTCCAATCATGGCAGTTGCCACAGTATCCCTCGAATACGTCGTCTGAACTGTGTGATATGTGTCCGCATCGCGGACAGGTAAAGCCTGGCGGTTCCGGTCGCGCTACTTCGCCCTTTGGCCTGCGCACGATTTCGTCGGCGTAATCCTCGCAGGCCTGGTACTCTTCCGGGGTAAGCGGATCAGGCCATTGCTTCCCGAGTAGATGGACCTTGTCGGCGAATGCCTCGTACCACTTGTTGTCGAGTTCTTCCTCAGTCATGGTAGCTGCAATACGAATATCGTAATGACGAATGCTACCAGAACTACCGTCAGAGCTATGATGAATATCTTCTCTATCACCCGTTGTCCGTTCCGGCAATAGCCATTTCGCTAAGCTTGACTGGACTCGCGGTCTCGACAGCGGCGCGCTGCTCATCATTGAGGTTCGCGATCCACTCGTCGATCGTGCCGACTGAGACTAGTCGGTAGATCGTCACCTGGTGGATGCGGCTTACCCGGTGAATCCGCGAGAACAGCTGTTCGTCACGGTCGGAGATCCATGGCATGTCGAGCACGACCATCTCGTCGGCCGCGTCGAGCGTGATTGATTCGCCGCCCGCGTCACGATTTATACATACCACCCGGAGGGAATCGTTTGGGTCTTGGAACCGCGTGACTAGATCCGCGCGGTCTCGGTCTGACGTTGCCCCTGTTAGCGTCAGCACCTCAAGCCCTTGCGCTCGAATCTCGCGGGCGGCTAGCTCTACCATGGAGGAGAAGCTGGAAGCTACGACCACTTTCTGTCCGGTGTCCTCCCGCTCCTGAATGAATTCAAGTAGCCATTCGATCTTGTTTGATGGTAGGACCGGGATAAGGTGTTGTCGGCCTTCACCGCCTCGGTCGTGCGTCGCGGTAGCGAACTGCCGGAGTCGCGTGATCTCGGCAAGTACGCCCGTCGCGGTGATCTTACCGCTCTCAAGCTGGGCTTCCGCGAGCGACTCCATCGACCAGTATGCCTTCGACTGTTCCGGCGTCATGTCGAGCTGAACGTAACACGGGCTGTTCGGGTCGTTAGGGTCGATAGGCGTACCAGCGTACATGATCTCCGGTAGGTCTGGCGCGGCTTCTGCCTTATTGCGCTTCAGGTAGTAGGGCCGGAGCATCTTGTCCCATGTCTCCATATCCCTAGGCTCTAGTACCTTGTCACCGCCACCTACGATCTTGCCATATGTCCCCTCCTCGACACCGAAGTGTAGTCCGGCCCATCGCCAGTAGCTGCTGAACACGTCGGGCCGAAGCCAGTTGAGTGTACCCCAGCCCTTCTCAAGCTTGGAGCGGAACGGCGTGCCGGACAGGGCAATGGCTAGGCCATTCGGCCGGAGCTGCTTCCTGACCTTTGACGCGCCGAACCGGCCTAGCGTGATCCGCTTGGACTGGATGTTCGCGGTCGAGGCGAGGATGTTGTGTGATTCATCGAATACGATGGCATCCCACTTTTGCGAAGCGAAGAACGGGAAGTCGAACGTCGCATGATACTCATGACGAGGATGTCCGTACGGAGCTGACCCGTTGAAGGCGCACTCGCCATTCACTCCGGATGGACAGTGTTCCTTACGCTTGGCCCGGATCATCTCGATGTTGATGATAAGCATCTTGCGGCCGCCATGGTATGTGTAGTAGTCGTACATCACGGCTTCACGTTCGGCTCTTGTTCCTTCCGCAACGAACGTCTTGATCGTCGGGGTCCAGCGCAGTGTCTCGCGCTCCCACACAGTTCGCTTCGCGGTCTTGCGACACGAAACAAGAATTTCCTGCGCGTCGTTCTCAATCAATGCCGCGAGCGTCTGGAGAGTCTTGCCGAGTCCTGGGTCATCACCGAGGATCACGTTCTTGCCGGCCAGGATGAAAGCCGTACCTGCTATCTGATACTTCCGGTTGAGCATCGCCGCCATCAGGTCGGGCGCTTCCTCAGCGACCCGAGTGAAGGTTATGTTGTGAATGTTCTCTTCGCGCATCTCCTCTAGGTGGCGTTCCTTCGCCACTTCCTTGCGAGCCCAGTCAGCTAGTGCCGGGAGGATCTCAAGCTCATCACCGAACTCCTTGCGGAGTGCTCGGCAGGAATCCATCGTGAGCGGATAGGACCACCCGAGGAATATGCTCGGAGTCACGCTCCTGTCCCAGTCGGCACGAGCGCCGGGAACTCTCTTGGCGGCACGCGGACCCTGACCACTCTCATAATCGATTTTGGCTAGGACTCGCTTCCCGTCCGTCGTTACTATCGCCTTCATACCTATAGTCTACCCGATCCGGGGCCTGATAGCTAGGGGTTAGGGGGATTTGTTTTCGATTACATCGGATTCGGGGTCGACGTCTGGCTCCGGTTCGCGCGGTGTTGGTGTGAGAGTCTGTAGGTACTCAGCATATCGCTGAGCTATGCTACACCATCCAGGAATTGCTCCTCTTAGGATCGGGCTATAAGTCATGATTTGCCTTTCGTCCGTTGCCGTTTGGGAAGCGGAGCGGACACTTGTAGCCGCATGTCTTAGTGTGCTCGTTCCGGACGGAGTGGAGCGTCTTGATGACCTTGTTGCCGCAGTCACACTCCAGGCTGACTATTCTCTGTACGCGATCGTACATCTTCGCGTGTGGCAGCTCCTCGATCACCGTCAGGCGGCCGAACCTGTCCCCTGGACTCACCTTGATACGTTGCGGGCGTGCCATTGTCGAGCCTTTCGATCTGGTGGAATATGTGGCTGAATAGCTCGACCGACACAGCGTCAAGATCGTCAACGCTATTGGCCTCGTGGAGTGCGATAAGCACTGTCGTTAGTGCTTCGCGCAGTTTCTCAGAGGCGATCAAGACTGCCTCCATGTATTGCGGAGGCTTCCTGCCAGCCCGGGATGAAGTCATCGAGCATGCGCTGCCAGGCTGTCCTGAGCGGTTTATCAGGTGTGTTCGTGTAGTCTGGCCACATGCCGTGAATGATGGTCATACACTCTCGCTCGGCGGCCGTGCGCTTCTCTGGCGCCCTGAAGCGTGTATTGATACCGCCGGGCGCATAGCGCTTGCCGATTGGGTCAACCTTGACATCACAGTGAACGAGCCACGGAATTCCGTTCTTGATTCCGTGCCGTGCTAGTTCAGCATCCTCGCCGAGTGAGTGTAGCCTGATGTCAAAGTTTCCGCAATCAAGTGTTTTGCTGATGTTCAGGGCGAACACCTGGAATCCCCAGCCACCCGGACATAGGATAGGTCCGTGATTACGGGATACCGCGCCCTGAGACATCAGGTCGTGAATGCTACGTGTTGCGCCAATGCCCAGGACGCCTGGTTTCTTGGCTTCCTCCAGGAGTTCGTACATGTCTGTGCCGTTCTTCGGGCGCAGGTCATCGTCAGCCATGATGATGGCATCGAGAGCGGTACGGCTAGCGTGCTTGACACAGTAGTTGCGAACATAGCCAATACCGCGACCGTTCGATGGAGTGGGCAGGATGTAGACTTCCTTGCCCCACTTCATCTCTCGCTTGACGGCGGTATAGGTGGCGTACTCGTACCGGTCAACTACCAGCCTGACCTGTAGGTCTTGCTCAAGCCAGTACGGCACCACAGTCCTGATGTTGCCGGTACGGCCCATAGTTGGAATGTAGACGACCATACAACCTCCTATCCCTTACTGCGGCACTCGGGTCCAATCCCGAGTTCGCGCGATGTCTGATCCGTAAGGTGCCTGTTGCACCTTCGGCATCGGCCTAGCTCGACGCCGTAGCGCGTGCCGCAGACATCGATGCCTTCTGCTAGGATTGCTTCGAGCGCGGCAAACCTCGTGTCGCGGCTGACGTTCATGTCCGGCTTGCCGCCGACGATCCGCTTCACGAACGTACGACCAGCATACGTACCCTGCTCCGGCCGGTCAACTCGCCAGAAGTCGAAGTCCTGGTTGCCGGTAAGGCTCTTGGTCGCGTAGTGTCCGCGCGGGATTCCGCTGTACCGCTCGTTGTCAATTGCTATCTTGGGAGCCGTGATCTTCTCGGGGCATTGGCCTATGTGTGAAACTTGCCAGCCGTTCTCGGTCTTGTCGATCCTACCGGCTTCGGCCGGTACGTTGTTCTTACACTTGCAGCACGTTCCGGCGTACCGGTTTGACCGGTAGGCCTGCTTCACTGGCGCAGGCTGGCTGAAGCATGTCCGCACTTCGTCGATTGTGTCATGGTAATGAGCGCCATTACCGCACTTAATCGGCATTTAAACTCCTGATTCTCCGCTCGCTTTCTAGTTAGATCTTACCCTAACTCGGCGCTGAAGTCTAGTCCAATCCTCTACCAGCCGCGATGACCGGGGAACCCGTGCTTTAGCTTGCGCTGTTTGCGTTGTATACGGACGTAGTTCTTGCGATTGCGCTTAGCATTGCGGCATTCAGTATGCCCTATGCCGGAGCATTTGTTACATATACAGCTTTGCCAGGAAGTATCCCAACAGAAGAAGCACTTACATCTACACACCCCATCAAGGTTCATTGGGTGGAATAGCTTGTGTCTGAAAAACCTCTGGATGTACATTATCGTGCTTTGACAATCTCTACATAATATGTGTCGTCGTAGATTTCCTCCCAGCTGTCCTGTACCTGCTTGGCCTTGTAGTATGAGTCTACAGTTCTCCTCTTGACTTCGCGGCCATTAGCTCGCCGGAGTATTGCGATATGCTTGTTCTTCTGCTCGGCACGGCCATCCCTGTTTTCGCCTCGCATGGCCCGGCTGCTGTGAGATCTGTTGAGTGCCATTAGTCTATGATCCCGTTGTCTCGCATCGCTTGTTCATCCATTCCTCCCATGATCTGCTCATCGAGCGGAGTAATGGTCACCGCTGCAGTAGCGGCGCCATTTTTCACACATGTACTGCAGGAGACGCTCGGGTGATGAATACACTCATCACATGCCCACTTAATGCGGACGTGCTCCTGCTGGCAGATTGCCTTATACTGCCTGGTCGTCGGGTTGCCGCATGGAATCTTGAGCGGGCCGGTTAGAACCTCGCACTGCTTTGTTGCGCTTGCGACGCCTTCCTGTACCATATTCGTGATCCTTTCGTAGTGGTTCGAGCCATGCCAGGAATTCATCAATTTCCTGATCGATGCGCTGCTCCTTTTGATTGTACCAGATCATCATTATCCTTCCGCTAGGGAAATGTATTTCGGGAGTGCTTCCCAGAGTTCTAGTTCATCGCTGTCAGTTACATATATCAGGTACCATCCTTCCTTATCAAAATCATCATAATGCGTAGGCAATATCGCATGTACAACTCCTTCGTGTGTGTATACATCTTCGACATTGATGATGATTCTAGTCCCCTCTGGGAATGGATGTATAACCATTCTTCTGACACCTTGACCCAGAAGTGTCGTGGGCCGCCGGACTTCATGAAGAAGCTGATGCGGGTGCCTTGTGGCGTTACCGGAGTGACTTTCATGTGATCGACACCCTCCGGCAATCCGAGAGTCTTGAACGTCGGCAGGTCTGAGTTATCGGCCGTGAGGAATAGCTGGATGTGATTCCTAACGAAGTCACGTACTGGGTCACGGAGCTTACCACTCATATTCTGTTCTCCTAGAGGTAGTTGTGTACTATCTCGACATAGTCCTCAGTCAAGATGATCGTGATGATGATGCCGTTCATTGCGCCAAGCTTGAGGCTGGCTATGTATAGAAACTGACAGGTTCGAAGGATGAACCAGATCTCATCGATTAGCCTGTCACTATGGTTCATAGCAGATCGCTTGTCTTGACGTTGCTTGGCGCGGTATAGATACTGCTGCGTGTGCCTGAAAACTGGCTAATCGTCCTGAGGCGAGCAGTAACGCCAGGGTGGGCATCATCCATATGCTTCTGGAGAGCGGCCATTGCCTGGCGCGGAGCACTAACACTCTGGCTGCCGAATGGTAGTGGACTATGTATCGGGCATGTGAACTGCCATACCCCATCTTTGATATGGGTAGCAGTTAGTACTTCGAGTGCCATTGTCGTCCTTCCTAGGCGCTACGCCTATTATACCGTACCACGGCGTTTGCCGGGAAGCGATCCCGACTTTTCAAACTCCTCTCTTTTCTTGTCGTACTCTGCGCGGATCTCTTCTGTTGCCCGGTAGTACTCGGTCATGTCGATGTTGCCTGCGGCAAGGATCTTCTCCAGCCTGTACTCGGCCGCGTCTGCGGCGAGTTGTGCCCGCTCATGATTGCGGAACGCGCTGACGGCGATGTCTGTAATAGAGCTTGAGACGGTCATTGTTCCTCCTGTAGTTGTGCTAGCCACGACACCGGGTGGTGGGTCGCTGGGTCCTTTGCGGCCGTCCCCTTCACCTGCTAGCTCTCACGTACCGCCTCCCGTGTATGTGAGTGCTCAATATAGTTACTTGATGACTACGTGACCCTGCTCGGCGAGCTTCTGTGCTTCCTGGAGTATGGTCTTGAGACCTTCAGTGCCGTTGACAGGACCACGTGCATCTACAGTGATGTCTCCGGCTTCGCCAACGGTGATCAGCACCGTGATCCTGCGTGCCATACCAACCCCTCTTTCAGGAGGGTAACCCTCCTCTTTTGACGCTTCCCTTTTCGGCGCTTCGCGCGCCTACCCTAGTATACCGCTGCCAGGGCCGTAGCGGAAGCCCTAGCCGTTTTGAGTTTAGGCTAGGGCTTCCCTACCGGCGCGCGGAGCCGACGCCGCTACGGCTATGACAGGGCCTTGTGGTTCCCGCTTGTCGCTTCCGGGTTCAGCTTGGCTGTGTTGGCGTGGCCGACGCCCTTGCCGTAGGCCGTGGCGTTGTAGACTGTTTTCTTGCCGGCCATGGCCCGGGCATTCGGGAAGTCATCAGACATGGCGGCGGCGATGTTCTGACTCTTGTCTGCGAGCACCAATTCCGCGCCGGAGCCACGCTGGCCGGATATCTCACGCAGGCGCTGCTTGATCCTGGCGAGGTAGCCGCTGGCTGCGTTCCGTCGGTAGGTCATGCTACCGTTCGGCGCGACCCGCACCGCCTGTTCGCCGCGCCGCTTGATCTCCCGGTTATAGGCGGCCTTGATGACCCCGATAGCCTGGGACCAGGGCTTCCGCTCCCCGGTATTCCGGTTGACGTACATGTTAACCGGCTCATGAGACTCTGGCGGAACCTGGTACCAGCCATACGCCTTGGCAATGTCGAACCAGTTGAGCCCGGCGTTGTGGAGCTCATAGGCGTTCTGTTCCAGTGTCTTGTTCGGGTCTGGCTGCGGGAAGATCGCGCCTGACATGTGGAGGAACAGGCTGGTGTAGAGCAGTTCGAAGTACCGCAGGTCAGACTCGTAGCCGTACACCCAGCAGTAGTCGCGGCCGGTGGTTGACCCAGCGCTGATCCAGATGGAGGAGCACTTACAGAAGCTGGAGACGATGTTGACGAGCGTTGCCATCTCCGTGAGGAATGGGTTGTCCGAGTCGCTGAGTTCGATGCGTATGCGAGTCGGCTTGGCGGCGACAGGTGCCTTGCGCATCGTCTGCCATTCCTCGACGGCATACTTCTGCATCATGGCATCAGCCCGTTCGCGACAGGCATTCGCCTCATGAGCCGCGTTGGGGTCCTTGGACATCTCCAGAGACTCAGCCTTGGCGATCAGGCCGCGAATCTTGTCCAGTACTCCTGCGAGTTCCATTGTCTCCTACTTCTTGGTGTCGTTGTTAGTCGGGCGCTCACGATCAGCTATGACGATGGTGTCTGGCTTGGTCTCGCTGATCTCGTCAGTGTTCGGGTAGTAGCCACGAACATACTGACCGACCGCGCCATGCCGGAGTTCACCGCCGTTCAGGCGCGGCTCGATGATGACCTGGCCGTTGGCGATGTTAGGGCTGACCCACTCGACATCATCCATCGTCGCGAGTTGCGATGCGTGGTAGACGTGCGTAGTGCCGAAGATGACCGGTGTCGACTGGCCATGGAACTTGACGAGTACATAGAACATTACTGCTCCCTATCTGGTGGGGTGTATTCACCCTTCACGATTAGTGTCACCCAGACGTCGCCGCTGGCGTCGTATGGGTTGATTGATGCGACTTCCAGTTCTTCATTGTTCAATGAGAACCTGATCGAGGTGTCTGGCGCGGTATCAATGAGAACTATGCTGAGTTCCTCTTTAGTGATCTCCATGTTCTCTCTCTGCTTGTTTGCGCTCGATGAACGCATCCATTGTTTCCATGTCTGGTGCGACGTACATGAACTCATCGAGACATGCGTCGCACCAGGCGACATTATAGAACTTGGTGAGTAGCTGCCCGCAGCATAGGCATACGGGCAGCACCGGAATCGTCACACTTCCTCGAAGCCGCACTCAGGGTCATCCTGGTACGGCTTCATCCTGATTGTCTTGCCGATCTCGCCGCCCTGCTCATAGTAGTCGTCGATCAGGGACACGTACGAGATGAAGTCATCCTGGACGTCAACGAACTCGCCGTTGAACAGCAGGTAGCTGTTCTCATCCTTGGTCGATGAGATCTCCAGTACGGCGCCAGGACCTTCGACCTGTTGGACGCGGTAGACGCCCTCACTGGTCTCGGTGACGTCGACCGGCTCGGTGATGGCCCATTCGAAACTGTTCACTTTTCTCCTTGGTAGTGCTTGATGACGGCGACGATGATCCATAGCGGAACAACCGCAATCTGTAGTGCCCAGACAAACGCTAGCGAGCCAAGCCATACAGCATAGATCGCTACGTAGATCACGAACATGAAGCTGATGATCAGCAACCAGAGTCCACAGCCGGCATAGATCCTAGGCAGGTGAACACTCATGACTGCGTCACTCATACTGCGGTTGATATTCCTGCTCGCCGTTGGGGCGAACCAGAAGACGCCATTGACGTCGTCCATCTCATTCCCTTTTCTGTCTCGCGGTTTCCCGCTACGCCTAGTATACCCGGTCAGCGGGCCTGAAGCGAATATTGTTTCCGGTCTGTCAGCGCCCGGATTCCCGGGCGTACCGTCCTACCGGCCGCCGCGCGGCATCCCCTGACAGAAGCTGCGCAGCGGCCTGACAACGATTGCTCCGGGCCGTCCTACCGGAGTCCGGTTCGCTTGCGCTTGACGTCTCCAAGTGGGAGCAGTGTCGGCAGCTCTCGCTTTGGCTTCTTGGGAGCGACACTGTCGAGTCCGAATGCCGCGCCAAGGCTGCCATCTCGTGGCCGGACGGTCGCGGAGTTGACTCGTACTGTCTCGCCTGTTGGGCTGCCTTCGTCATCCAGGATCTGATCATCCCAGCTGCATGGCTCAATGTAGTAGCCGAAGCTGTCGAACCCAGGCCCATACTTGGACTTCTCACTAGACACGGTAGCGTGCTGAAGTCCGTTGATCATGCCGTCCGGCTCCATCTTGATGACGAAGTCGGCTGAGTTGAACAGCCGCTTGGCGCCGAGCATCTCACGGCCATCCTTGGTTGGATGAGCTACGGCGAGCACGACGCAGTCGAGTTCACGAGCCATCATCTTCATGCCCTGGACGACTCGGTTGGCCGAGGCATCATTGGAGATGGACAAGGATGGAGTGAAGTCGGCCAGTGAATCGAGGATGACCAGCGCTAGGTCTGGAACCTGCTTGAGAACGTCGATTGCGTTCCGCAAGCTCTGGCTCATCCTGCCGGAGTTCTCAAGCGGCATCACGAACGGGTCAGTCATGAAGTACAGGTTATCGTCTGTATACTCGGGCAGACCGTCGAGCCATGCGCTGGCTGCTTCGTCATCGTTCGTGTTGACTGCGAGTCGCGCTGCCACATTGAGCCGGTCATCACGTTCCCGAGCCAGTCGTGCCTGCTTGCGAACGCCTGCGTCATACAGGCCTTCACCTAGACAGACGACGACTGAACCCTTGGCAGTTTTCCTGCCGAAGAACTCTGTGCCGTTCGCGATGGCTAGCGCTAGCTCGCCATTGACGAGCAGTGACTTGCCCCACCTTGACTCGCCCCAGAGGAATCCTGTCCCGATGAATGGGATCATTCCTTCAACCAGATATTCTGGCGGGCTGGTATCAAGATCTTCCGCATTCACCAGCGGCATCTCTTCACTTCCCTCCCTGTCCGCGCGTTTCCGCGCTACGCTAATTATACCTTATCAGAGTCCGCTGCGGTAGGGCTTGTTTAGGCCCTGTCAAGGCCGCGTCGCGACGGCGTACCCGAGTACGGGAGCCGTCGCGCACGGTTCTGACAGGAGCTGTTCAGTACTCTGACAGCGATTGCTAGCGGCGCGGACGCGCGCTAGGACGGGTTGCCGTAGCCGTGGCTAAATGGCCCGGCTCCTGGGTCATGTCGTGCGTGCTTGCCGACTGGCCTCATGGACTTGATCTGCTCAAGCGGGATCAGGTCCCATGTGCCATCCTCCTGCCTGATGAGGACCATAGCATTGGCCTCATCCTCGGACATCTCGCTGAGCCTGGCGATGACTTGTTCTTTGGTCATGGCTACTCTCCTCGGCTTGAATGAGTGACGGAAATACCACGAGAGGTCATAATCCAGGAACCTGAATCTGGGTATGCGAACCACGTCCCTTCTTCAAATACCGCGACACCTCTCACGTTGTCCTCGGTATACTTGGGGCCATGAAGCAGCTCTGCGACTGCTTCGCGAATTGACTGGTCAGTTGCTCTCTGGATCAAGTCCTTCCTGCCCCTCTTGACCTGGCCGTGCTTGTGCCCGAAGCTAGTCATCACAGCCTTTCGTTGTCCTCGATGACTAGCTCCAGTGCCATGCCGTCGACATGCCACTTGCCCTTGATGACCACGGTGAACGTCTCATCGCCGTGGACCTCAATGGAGTCAGTCGGCATCTCCATGAACTGAGCGATGTACCGGGCAATGGCGCTCTCAGCCACCAGGTCGATGTTGGTGTCTGGCTCGTGTTCGACGTCTGCCTCAGTAACTGAGAACCGCTTGTACTTCATGCGGCGTCCGAGACGTTCAGGTCTGACGACTGGAAGTAGCCGTACGCCTTGCTGGCGATCATGACGATCCGCATGGTGGCGTCGTCGCTGGGGTCGATCTCCAGGCCTGGGTACTCCCTGGCGATCCACTGGGTGAACTGGACCATGGCGCGCGGGATTGGCTTGGCTGCCCACTGCTGGGCACCGGTCACGCGCTTCGTGCCGTTCGCCTTGGCCTTCCCCTTTTGGGCCGGTTGCGGCTCGTACTCCGGCAGATCGTCAGTGCAGTTCTTGAAGTCCATCTCCTCCCACAGGTATGGCTTGAAGCCTTCCTCATCCTTGTGGTCGTTGTTGATGTCGGACCAGTGGTCGGAAGCGAATGCCTCCTTGCTGGTCCAGTCGAACTGGCCCATCTCGATCTGGTCAGCCTCGCGAGGCTTGCGGTGGGAGCAGCCCTTGCGGTGGATGATGACTGAGTCGCTGACACGCCATGCCATGAGGAACATGATTTTCGCTTTCTGTTTGACGCGGGTCTTTCCCGCTACATCTAGGATAGCCGATGCTAAGGTGCTGCGCTAGGGCAGCACCCTAACAAATTCGGATTGTTACTCTATGACGTCCTCGTCATCATACTCGTATTCCGGTGGATCTGGGTACATCTCGTCATAGATGCCCATTTCGACATCCTCTGGTGCCTCGAACAGCGGGCCTGGGTCGCCGTAGTTGTCGAGGTTGTCGTCAAAGCCCCTCATTGTTGCCCATGACCTCTCTGGCCAGTTCTGGCCGGTTGGTGGCGACCTGGAACCAGCCGGTCACGTCGATCATGTCCTGCGTCAGCGGGCTCATGTTCTCTGCGACCGACGTTGGGTCGGCGATTGCGTCGGCTAGGCTGCGCAGGCAATCAGCAGCGAACTCACGTGACATTCCACAGGCAAGCGCGTGGCGCGTTGCGACAGTGGTCATCATCGTGAGCCAGTTGTAGTTGGTCTCTTCCTGGTCAGGGATTTCGGATGTCATCTGTCCTCTCCTCCAGTGTTAGGCAGATTCCGTTGATGACGTCAAGGATGTCGTCATCACTGACGCCTGCCTTGGCTGCCTTGTGTACGGCAGCAATCATCTCGTTGGCGAATGTCTCTAGCGGTGTCTCGTCCATGGGTTTCCTTCTGTTAGCAGCCGCAGCTTCCATTAACGGAGCGGTACTCGAAGCAGTCGTGGCACAGGTTTTGCTTCACGATCCTGAATCCGCCGTCAAACGCGCGGTCAGCGGCCTTGTCCGCCGCGATCATCGCGCGAATGCCGCCGGTCGGCCGACGGTCGACAACGAGGTCGACACGGTTCTGGATTCCGCCGTGGCGAGATCCGCTCGTGTATTGCGCCTTCACACTGTCTAGCATTCTATTTTCCATTTCTTCGATTGTCCGCGCCGTTTTCGGCGCTACGCTAAAGTATACCGCGCCAGGACGGGCTGCGCTAGTGTTCAGTCCCTGAGCACGGAACAATCTCGAAACTTGTTTCCGCTGCGTCAGGAGGCAGTCCCTCTGCGGAGGGTACCCTCCTTGCGGTCAGAATTCATAGCAGATGATGACCGGCTTGTTGAAGTACTTGGCATCTGTGGTCGGTGATGGCGCAACAAGCCAAACACGATCATCAATGCCCATAGCCACTGCCCACTTGACTGCGTGGTTCATGTCTGGGAACGCGATGAATATACACGTGATGTTGTGATCATCGACATCAGCAACCGCACGGTAGAATGCGATTGCCTCATTGACGTGATCAAGCGGTGTCAGCTCAGCAACGGGCTCCACACGACCTCCTCATGCTTGGGTGGCTTGGCGTCATTCGGGAACTTGTCCTGACGACAGTATACACCAGGATGAATGCGGTATGCGTTGATCTCGATCCTGATCCTGTCGTCAGTCGTCTGCGGTGGCCATTGCTGGTCACACAGGAAACATGTCCACGTCGTCTTGCGCGGAATTCCGGTATTCACTTGTATTGACCCTCCTTGTTGGTCAGTCCTCGTGGACGAGGTTCATGAGTGCTCGTGCTGCCTTGTGTGGGTTGTGGTAGCGTCGCACGGCACGCTCTGGCATGCCATCACCAGGACGGAAGGCAACCGCCCATCTGGTTTCTGCTTCACGCTCGACAATGACCCTCTGGACTTCGCCAGGCTTGGCGCCAGAGACTGTCATCGTTCTGCCCTTGCCACGGCCGATGTTCATCGTCCATAGCAGGCCCACAACGAGATCTTCGTGGTCCATAAGCATTCCTTTCTTGAGTTTTGACAGTCCATCTGAGGACTGGAATGCCGGAGGGTATCTGTACCCTCCGGCAAACCAGCTACCAGATGTCACCTATGTCTTTGGGGTCTGGATTCATGGAATCCTCGCCAACGAGCATGACTAGCAGGCGATCAAGCCACGCGGTCATTCGCCAGCTCCACTCGGTTGCCCATGCGGTCGCAGGTGTAGCCATAGCCAAGCTGCATGAAGAGGACCCTAGCAGCATTGGCGGCATCATCACGCTCACGATCAAGCATGAAGTTCGGCTGGTGGAGCGCAGCCATGAGGACATGCGCTACAGAGTCGGCTTCACGCTGGGTCATACCCAGTGCGATGTTCTCACTGTTCATTTTTCTGTTTTCCCATCGGTGTCAAACAGGAGGGTATCCCTCTTGTTTTTGGGGGCATCTTGCTGAGGAGGGTAACCCTCCTTTTTGTATTGCCAGTCCTTGCGGACTGGAATGCCTAGGGAATTGATTTTCCCTAGACAAACCAGATCACAGGATTGTTGTTGTCGTGTTACTTGTCCCAGTACTCGCCATGCTCGGCGAGGTTACAGCCGCACTCTAGCACTGCCCAGGACAGACCCTCCCCGGCAAAACCGGAGTTGTAACCGGAGCGCACGATCCGTGTTGGCCCATGCTTTTCGCATTCTGCCGCGTCATCGTGTTCGGGGATCTCCTTCCAGGAATTGTCCTGGTCCTCAGGGATGAGTTCGAACTCATCTGCCGGATTGGGGATCTCCCCTGCTGCTGCCTTGGCTGCCTCGACCACGCGGTCGGAATCGGCATGCCGCGGCACATAGTGTGTTGTCGCGGCGATCGAACTGGCGACGGCATTTTCGACGTCGCAGTTGTGCGCGTGCTTGGCCATTTGGCTCCTCTATGTTGTTTTTCGACCTGGCTCTTCAGCTCGGGTAGGTCAGCTCCCGAAGACACAACACGCCCATCGGTGCTATGTTTCGCCTGTATTCGATTTTCGGTAAAGCGGAGGGTTACCCTCCGGATTTCTCCGGAGGGTAATCCTCGCGAAATTCCTAGACGTTAAGGTCCGACGACTGGAAATACCGATACGCCTTACTCGCGATCGTAACGAGCCGCTCCGTACGATCGTCCGCGCGGCCGTTTTCGCCTAGCGCGATTCCGAGTCCCGGATATTCCCGCGCGATCCACTTCGTAAAGCCGACCATAGCGCGCGGGATATCCTTAGTCCCGTAATTCCCGGGACCGGAATTTCCGCGCGACGCGATAGCCGCCTCTTTTTCGGCGCGTAGCGACTCGATTTCCGCGCGAAGCCTCGCGATTTCGAGTAGTTCGCTCTCGGAAACCGGCGCGGGAAGAGTAGACGTCTTTTCCGAGACTTCGCCCTTAGCCGGGGTCGCCTTAGAGGAAATAACGCTTCGCTCCACTTTTTTCTCTTTTCTATTTCGGGGTAGCCGAATTAAGCCGGACTTTTCCGGGTTTCGGGTACGCCTATTACGAGCCCGTCGAGGGGCGATTTTTAGAAAACGCTACCGCTTTTTACGCGCCGCGCTTTTTCGCGAAATTCGCGTTTCCGCGTTTCCCGCTACCGCTAGTCTACCCGAGTTTCGCGTTTTCCGCTAATCGGCTCGTTTCGCGTCGCGAAAGTCCTAACCGATTTTAAGGAAACGCTACCGCTTTTACGAGCGAGTCGCGAACCGTCGCGATCCGGAACTTCCCGGCCCGACGAAAAAAGACTACCCGACCGGTTTCCGGGAAGCGAATAAGTCTTTCGAAGGACTAGTCTTCGGATTTCGTTCGAATTACGGAAGGGGTAAATTCGAAAACCGCGCCGCGCGTCGCGAACGGCCGGAACCGCTACGATACCCCTAGACGGGCCGGAAAGGCGCCTCTCGCGCGACGAAACGCCGGTCGCGGGTATTAGCTAGGGTCCGTTTTCCGACGCCGCTACGGCGAAAAGATATCGAAAGACTTTTACCAATAGTCGTTCGTAGTCGAGTAAGGTCAAACGTCGCGATCGTAGTCGACTAAGGTCAAACGTCTCGTACGTAGTCGACTAGACGATCGTAGTCGAGCGCTACGTTTGTAGTCGACTAGCTCGTTCGTAGTCGACTACCCAAAGGTAACGATTAGGTTACGGATTTGGTATATAACGATCTCGTAACGCTCTATCGTAGTCGACTACTAGACTGCAGTCGACGACGTCGACGACTACGAACGTAGTCGACTACTCAAAGACGTACGAACGTAGTCGACTAGTCAAACGTAGTCGACTAGTCAAACGTAGTCGACTACTCAGATACGTACGAACGTAGTCGACTACTCGACTACAATAGAGCGCTACGATTGTAGTCGACTACTCGATTGTAGTCGAGTTCGCGATTGTAGTCGACTACTCGACTACAATAGAGCGTCGCGAGTGTACTCGACTACAAACGAGCGCCATCGGTGAGGGTGGCGAATTCTCGAAGCCCATCGGTCGCAGTAGGGAGTTCCTATTTGCAGTCGACTACAGTCAGGGAGTTCCTATTACAGACGACTGGGGTCGAGTGGGATGGACTGCAGTCGACCGGGGTCAGATGGGGTCGACTACCCCCGGCTGCACTCGATGCGAGGCGAACCCAATCGAGCGCAGGTGACTGGGCTGGACTGTAGTCGACCCCAAGCGAGCCCATCGGTGGCCCATCGGTCGCAGTCGACTACACCCAGAGTGCAGACGTAGTCGGTCGATCGTCCTCAACTGCATTCGAGTGTAGTCGACCGCAATTTACTGCACGCGACGCCCATCGGTGACGATTGGCCGCAGTCGACTGCAGTCGAGGCCCATCGGTGGGGGGGGCGACCCCCTGGGAGGAGGCTTCTCCCAGAC